ACATTATCACTGATGTTCCAAATGGAATGAAATATTTCAACAGAGCTCCATTGACAACTGCAATGGAAGGTGATTTCGATACTGGCAACGTTAGATACAAAGCTAGAGAAAGATACGCTTTTGGCGCGTCTGACCCTAGAGGTATCTTCGGTGTTGAAGGTGCGTAATCAATAAATTTTTGTGGCGGGACACAGTTCCGCCACAATCACTAAATAGAAAGATAGAACTATGAAACAATTTCTCGTAAAAATCTGGGCTTATGATCACTTCGGTGAATGTAAAGTCATGTCAGAAGATAATGCAGAATCCCTCGAACAAGCTATCCTTGACAAACTTGGAGAAAATGTTATAGTTTGGGAAAAAACGGGAATGTTCTCTCCGTTAAATAGAATAACCTATGAGGAGGTTGTTAATGATACAAGACCTGTACAAAGCAAAAAGGTCCTTGGAGTTGAAGTGGGAACAGGAGCATCTATCTAATGGTAGATATACTCTTGAAATGGTCAGAATCGATGACAAAGTTAAAGAAGTCATCACAAAGATCAAGCTGGAAGAAGCAGCAATTGCCCACAGACAAAATACTGTCGAAGGTGCAGCTCCACAAGTTTCTGTAGCTACTTAATAAAAAAGCTACATCGTTGAATAAATTCAATTCACATTACAGGCTCTCTTGCACTCTACTAAAATCTAGTATATAAATTCATTACTATACAATTAATTAGAACATAGACGCGGTATAGTCGACGGCCTAGAGACTATGTTCGGAAAACTAGGAGGATATAATTATGGCAAATACAACATTTAGCGGACCGGTTCGATCCCTTGGCGGATTTGAAATGGCAACTAAAAACGCTACAACAGGAGCAATAACAACTAGAATGAGTTCAGGTATGCCTGACCTAACTGGTTTGGTATTAGCAGACACAGCAACAGCAGCTAACATCTCTATCGCAGATGGTATCATAGCAGTTGTTAACTACACTGGAGCAGCAGCTTGTGCAGTAGCACTACCTGCAGCAACAGCAGGAGCAATCGCTGTTTATGTTCAATCAAAAGATACAGCAGGCGGAGTTAACACTTTAACTTTCAATGCAGCTGGAACTGACGTTTGGGCTACTGGTTCTTTAATAGAATCAAGAGCAGCAAATGAAGTAACTTTTGATACTTCAGCAGCTGGTGAAACACAATTAGTTTTCACACCTGTTAATGCAGCAACAAACTGTTTTACAACTGGAAGCAAAATTGCTTTTATGTGTTTTGAAGATGGTACGTGGCACATTGCAAGTGAAATGACTGGTGCAGCAGCAGCTGTTACTGGTGCATTTGCATTCGCAGCATAATAATTAATTTAGTGTGGGCTTCGGCCCACACAAATTTTAGGAGAAAATATGGGAACATACATTTCAAATGTAAAAGCAGTACAAAAATCAACTGCGGCGACGCATACTATATTTGCAGGTCCCGCTAGAATTGTAGGTCTTTATATCAACAAAGAACCAAACGTTGCACAGAGCACTGTCACTTTAAAAGACGATAGCGCAACTGTTGCAGAGTTCACAGTTAGAGCTACTACCAACACTAACGGAGATGGTTTGACAGAATATATTGGATTTCCAGGAGATGGAATTAAATGCGATACAAGTTTAAAACTTACTATCGCAACTGCAGTTACATTTTGTACGGTAATATTTGGATAGGAGCAAACTGTGGCTACAATTACTTATACAGTCACTGTAGCAACAGGGACTAATCAGTACGGTACCGGTAATAAATTTTATATTAACGGAAGCGTTAGTCCTGACTTAAATTTAATCGAAGGTAATACTTATATTTTTGATCAATCAGATTCTACAAACGGAACTCACTTTTTAGCATTTTCTACAAGTCCAAATAATTCACCTGCTGCACCATACACAACTGGTGTAACTATTACAGGAACTCCAGGAACAGATGGTAAAACTACAATCGTAGTTGCAACAAATGCACCTACCTTATATTATTATTGTACTGCACACAGCGGGATGGGTGCCGCTGCATATACACTTGCAGCAGGTTCAATAGCTACAACTGCAAATTTTGAAGCATCTTTTACAATTGATGAAGTAATTGAAGATGCATACGAAAGATGTGGTGTACAAGGAATTACAGGTTATCAATTAAAAGCAGCTAGAAGATCATTAAATATTTTATTTCAAGAATGGGAAAACAGAGGACTTCACTATTGGGAGGTTGGAAGCACAAATATAGATTTAGTTGAAGGTCAAGCAGAATATGTATTTTATAGAGATACTTCAGATGGTGCTAGTGCAACAACAGTAGCTCCAGCGTCTCTTTATGGTTTATCAGATATAATGGAAGCAAGTTTTAGACAAAATTATGGGGGCACAAATCAATCAGATAGTCCAATGACTAAAGTAGATAGATCTACTTATTCTGCTTTTTCAAATAAATTATCAAAAGGAACTCCTTCACAATATTGGGTTCAAAGATTTATTAATAGAACAACAGTAACTTTATATCCTACACCAGATGCATCAGCAGCTGGAAACTACATGTATATAAATTATGTTAAAAGAATTACTGACGTTGGTGATTATGATAATGTTGGTGATATACCAAATAGATTTGTACCTTGTATGGTTTCAGGTTTAGCATATTATCTATCACAAAAATGGGCTCTTGATAGAGTACAACCTTTAAAATTATTATACGAAGATGAATTAGCTAGAGCGTTAGCTGAAGATGGCTCACCTTCTAGTTCATTCTTAACACCAAAAACTTATTACCCAGGATCATAATGGCAAAATTTTCATCAGGTAAATATGCACAGTTTATATCAGACCGATCTGGTTTTGCTTTTCCATATCAAGAAATGGTTGTTGAATGGACAGGTGCTAGAGTTCACACTTCAGAGTTTGAACCAAAGTCACCACAAGTAAGTCCTAAACCACATGGTGCAGATCCACAAGCTTTAGAACACGCAAGGCCTAGATCACCATCGATACCTAGTCCAGGAATTTTAAATCCTGATCCGTTGTCAATGAATGCAACTACGACATCAACTGTAACTTTAGATAATTGTCAATTACAAGTTGGAGATGCAGTTACATTTTTAAATGTAACGGATAATGCTGTTGGAGGAGTTATAAATACTTTGTTATCTCCTTTTGCAATACTAGCAACTAACATGACTGATTCATCTTCAACAATAGTTTGTGATAGTACAAGTCAGTTTCCATCATCAGGTTATGTATTTATTGAAAGTTTTACATCACCATCTGCAACAGATCCAGATTATGTTCCAGAAAAAAATTTTGAAATTATTAAATATGATACTAACACAACAGGCACACAAACTTTATCAGGTTTAACTAGAGCAACTAATGCTCCGTTTAGAGGTATAACTCCACCACTTACATCTGCGTATGCACATACGGCTGGTGTAAAAGTTTATGGTGCGTTTAACGTAGCAAGTGTTACAACTACAACAAAAAATAATCCTGGTGAGCCACCTCAAATTACGGTAAACACAGGATTTACATTTACATTGCCAACGGCTGCAACAGCGACAGAAGTTGGTGGAGGACCAAATGTTTATTTTAGTCCAGTAGGAAGAGGATCAGTATAATGGCATACACACTATCAAATTTAAGAGACGATATTAGAAACTACACAGAAGTTAGTAGCACAGTTTTAACTGATGCTATTTTAGATACTATGATTAAAAACGCAGAGAATAGAATATATAGATCTGCTGATAATGATGATAATAGATTTTATGCTACATCAACTTTGACTACTGGAAACAGATATGTAACTATTCCATCAGATTTAAGAATTATTAGATATGCTCAATTAAAAGACACATCTACTGGTAAACAAGTATTTTTAGAAAAAAAAGATACTTCATACATGGCTACATATTATGATACACCAAACACAGCTCAAGGATTTCCAAAGTATTATGCTAACTGGGACGCAGAATTTTGGGTGGTTGCACCCACACCAGATGCTCAATATGAGATAACACTGGCCTATATAAAACAACCTGAAAGTATAACTGTAACAACTGGTTCAGCCCCACCAAGCACCAATGGCACTTATTTGTCTAACAAATATCAAGACCTACTTTTGTATGGTTCGTTGATCAATGCATATGGGTACTTGAAAGGTCCGCCAGATATGGTACAATACTATCAACAAGCATATAATGATGCTTTACAAACGTATTCTATCGAACAACAGGGTAGAAGACGCAGAGACGAATATCAAGATGGAGTTATTCGTACACCTCTTAAATCACCTTTTCCATCGGATTATTAAGGAGATAAAATATGGCAAACGTAATACCAAATTCATTTCGTGGAGAGTTGTTCTCAGGAACACACAACTTTGCGAGTGGAGGTGATACATTTAAAATAGCTTTGTATACAGGATCAATTGGTGCTGTTTATACAACATCAAGTACAGTAGTCTCTGGAACAAATGAAGTTAGCACAGGTGGAGGAAGTAACTACACGAGAAAAACTTTAGGTTCTCAGGCAGTTGCATCTTCAACAGCTGTAGCTTCAGTTGACTTTGGAGATTCAACTTGGACAAGTGCAACTTTTACAGCAGCATTTGCAGCTATCTATAATGATGATCAAGGAGATAAGTTATGTGTAGTATTAGATTTTGGCGGAGACAAAACTTGTACTAACGGAACATTTAA